ACGTTGCAGCAAAATCCCTATTTTACCGGTATACGTGGCAGAGATTACCGGTATACGTGGCAGAGATTACCGGTATACGTTGCAGGGATTACCGGTATACGTGGCAGTGAATCAGGAGACAAAAAGTACTAGGGAGAGGCATAAGAAAACAAAAAGACTCCACTTAGGGCAAAGTGTTAGGGTACTTAGGGCAAAGTGTTAGGGTACTTAGGGCAAAGTGTTAGGGTTATGGTGCGTAAACCTCTTACGCAGAATAACTTACATAGCATTAATTGCACACTAAGAGATTAAGATATTAACCAATATCAAGCTTTACTGAGATAAGTTACAAGCTTTGGGGGGATAAGTTACAAGCTTTTCATATCTCTAGGAGACAAAATCTGAAAAAAAGCTCAACCAATATCAAGATTACGAATAGATAAGTTACAAGCTTTACTGAGATAAGTTACAAGCTTTGGGGGGATAAGTTACAAGCTTTTCGTTTTCTCAGGAGACAAAATCTGAAAAAAAGTTCAACGGATATCAAGCTTTCTATAGATGGGTCACTAACTTGCTATAGATGGGTCACTAACTTGCTATAGATGGGTCACTAACTTTGAAGCTCTCTAGGAGACAAAATCTGAAAAAAAGTTCAACGTTATAGTATAAGTACTATATAAGGCTTTGCCTTCTTTGCTTAAGCCCTATCGCTTTGGCTTCGGGCTAGCAAATTCATCCTTCCCAGCTCAAATAAAAAAATCCTAGATATTTCTAAACACAGCGGGTCCCACAACCCCACTGAGAATTTACGTCTACATAGGATAGGCAGGTTTTTTTTTGAGCTGTCTTCTTCTAAGACTCCAGGTTTTTAGGGTTACGCTATTTAGGGCAAAGTGTTAGGGTACTTAGGGCAAAGTGTTAGGGTATTTAGGGCAAAGTGTTAGGGCAGGGTAGGGCAAAGTGTTAGGATGATGTTGCGTAACCCCCTTACGTAGAACAACTTACATGGCATTAATTTCACACTCAGAAATCATTAATTTCACCCTAAGATATTAAGAGATTAAGATATTAAAGCTGGGCTATCGCCACCCATGCTTTTGAGCACGATAATGATCAGGGAGACAGAAGTGAGAAAGAAGAACAGATTCCACCCCTTAGTAATAGTGAGTGGCTTATTCAAAAACGTAAGGATTAATAATGACAGAACCTGAAGGCTACAAAGCTACTTACACGTTTACCCTTCCAGAGCATGCAGACGAACTCAAGGTCTTTCAAAGCTCCTCGGACTATTACTTAGCTTTAACCCAAATACACGATAAGTGTCGCACGGTCTGGAAGTATGAAGAGTCTCCTAGCGAAGACAGAGTTAGTCTAGCTGAAGAGATATCAGCTATGGTTACGGAAACGGGAGCAATGGATTTATGAAGTTTGATGAGAAGACAACTAAATTTACAAAAGATGAGTACGACTTATTAATAGAGGCAATTAAAGATGCATTGAATGATGATTGGAAATTGGGGTCTACCTTGAAAGATGTAATAATAGACGAAACTTAAACCCTAACTTTACACATAATTCCACCAAGCGTAGAGTAATATCGTCCAACCAAAGGGGGATATATGTCTTTAGCCGTTCAAAAGTCTTTAACCAATATAAGAACCGTCATTGAAGAAAACTTCCGTAGGACTCACTCAGAGGTCGTAGATGAGCTAACACAAACTACTCATGATATAAGAGACATCGTGGTGGATTTTCAAACTTCTACAGGTCTAGATTTTGATCGTCCTGAGTCTTCCCCCTTAACTCTTAATGCAATCTCAAGAGTTAATAGTGCTATTCTTCAATTGTTTCCTTAACCGTTGACAATGAGTCGATAGCAAGGTAAAGTAAAATTTAAATTTAGGTTACTACATGAGACACATTCAAGTATCAGAAGAATATCTAGACACTATTTGTGATTGGATGACTACCTGGTCAAAGAAAAATGATTCCTACACCATTCCTCAGTTCATAGAGTTACGAGGCATAGGCTTTCCCTATCTTACGCAGTTCTGCTGCCAATCAGATAAAGTACGTAACACTTATGAGGTGATGAAAGCAAGGTTACATAATCGTTGGCTAGGTATGGTGATGAGATTAGAAGAGATGCCTGTATCTAAAGCTAAAGTTTTAATGCGTTACTTAAGACTTTATGACTCACATGCTCTTTATGAAGAAAGAGAGATGAAGAAAGCAGTAGAAGAGACTCGAGCAACGACTGAAATGCGTATATGCGCGGAGAACTATGCAAGAGAAGAGCTTCAACAGCCTTATAAAGGAATCTACGAAGAGAACGATAACAAACGTAGAAGTTGAGAGAAGCCTTAATTCTTTTAAACCTCGTGTTTATCAAGCTCCTATCCTTAAAGCCCTAGATTCGGGGTTTAAACGCGTCTTAGCTATACTTCCTAGACGAGCTGGTAAAGATATCACAGCTCTTAACTACGTCATAAGACAAATGTGGGAACATCCAGGTGTTTACTATTATATTTTTCCTACTTATTCGCAGGCTAAGAAAGTAATCTGGGATTCGATTACAAATGATGGACTAAGGATTCTAGACTATTTCCCCGAAGAACTGGTTACTCAGAAAAACTCTCAAGAAATGAAGATACGCATGGAGTCAAAGAATGGATCTGAATCTCTTTTTCAGCTGGTTGGGAGCGATAATTACGATTGCTTCGATTCTAAGACAGAAATTCTAACGGAAAGAGGGTGGAAGTTTTTTAAAGATGTAGACAAAGCCGACAGGGTAGCTACTCTTAATCAAAAGACTCATGACTTCGAGTGGCAAACTCCTACTAATCACGTCGAGTATGACTTTGATGGAGATCTATATTGCATTAAGAATTCTTCTGTAGACTTTGCGGTTACTCCTAATCACAGATTCTATGTCAAATCAGGTAAAGGGTTTTACAAGTTCAAAAAGATATCCGATCCAACTATACGCCATGATAGGGTTCCCTCACAGTGTGTCTGGAAGGGAGAGGCGCCAAAAGATATTCTGGGTTACGATGCCAGTTTGTTTATGTCTTTCCTAGGACTTTACATAGCGGAGGGTTCTACCTTTTCTAATGACAAGTGTTATCGGGTTATGATCAGTCAAACAAAACCCGAGGTACGCACAGAAATTAAATCTATTCTGTATCAAATGCAATTGAATTATGTTGAGACAGATAATGGATTTAACATAGAGAACAAAAAACTTTGGGAATATCTGACACCCTTAGGGTTACAGCCTACAAGATACATTCCTAAGGAAGTTTTAAATTTTAACAAGCATCTTCTTCATATCTTGTTTGAGTATTTGGTCTTAGGAGATGGACATCGGTGCGATATATACGTGGCTTATTATTCCACATCAAAGATTCTCATAGACCAAGTGCAAGAGATCGTTATTAAACTTGGTTTATCTGGTAACGTACGAACGAAGCATAAAAAGGGATACACCAGTTACATTAGAGGAAGAAAAGTAGTTGCTCAAAAAGATCTCTATGAAATAACAGTTCGTTTCTCTAAGAACAAACGATTCCATGGCAGCTCCAACAAGCCTTACATCCACACCAAACCTTATAAAGGTAAGGTATATTGTGTAAGCGTTCCGAATCAAATAATCAAGGTAAGAAGAAATGGATTTGAAATTTGGTCTGGAAATAGTCTTATGGGCACTAATCCTCGCGGTGTTGTATTCTCTGAGTATTCTTTACAAGACCCTAGAGCTTATCAATATATTCGTCCCATCCTCACTGCTAATCGGGGTTGGGCTCTATTTATTTCAACTCCTCGCGGAAAGAACCACTTGTGGACTTTGGCTGAGCTAGCTCAAAGATCTCCAGACTGGTTCTATATTAAGTTGACTGTAGAAGATACGGGTCATATTCCTATGACTGAGATTGAAAAAGAGAGATCCGAAGGCTTAATGTCTGAAGACATGATTCAGCAAGAGTACTTCACTTCATTCGACATGGGCATAGAGGGCTCCTATTACTCTAAATATATAGATCAACTAAAGAGAGATAAAAGAGTCGGGGATGTTCCTTGGGAGAATGGTTTCCAAGTTCATACAGCTTGGGACATTGGAGTTAGAGATTCCACGTGCATTATCTTCTTTCAGGTCATAGGCCAAACTATCCGAATAATTGACTGTTATGAGAAGAGTAAAGTGGGGCTTGAGCACTACGCTAATATCATTAAAGGCAAACCCTATACTTATGGAAGACACATAGCGCCTCATGACATAGCTGTAAAAGAGTGGGGAAGTGGAATGACTAGAATCGAGAAGGCTAAAGAATTAGGGATTAACTTTATCACCGCAGATAATATCGAGATAGCGGATGGAATAGAAGCTTGTCGCAGCCTATTTTCAAAGATCTGGATAGATGAAAATAAATGTGCATCTCTTATTAAAGCCTTACAGAATTACAGACAAGAATACGACATTAAAAAGCAGATCTATCAACCTCGTCCTCTTCACGATTGGTCTTCGCATTTCGCGGATACATTTAGATACTTAGCAGTATCCCTTCCTAAGACAAGAGATGGGTTATCTCCGGAAGGATTAGAACAGCGTTATCAGACTGCTCGATTCGGTAATCAAGGCAATCTTCCTCACATCTTCAGAGACAGTCAATTGGGGGGCGTTCGATGAAGGGAATCTTAGAAGTGGGAATAGATATTAACCCCTGTCAAATACCTTCTGAATTTGTAAAAGAGGGTTGGGTCGACTCTTCAAAAGTCTTACCTCTCAGATACGATATGGTAGAACTAAAAGAGAATGAAGAAAGTCCGAAGGTCCGAGGCTGGTGGACGGGCCAAAGCTGGGATGGGTATAGGGTTAAAAATCAAACGTATGCTATATGGAAGAAGCATTGTAGGGAGAAATAATGGCACTTTGGAATTTCCCCGGTCAGAATAGCTTTTGGCCGGAACAATCACACGATGATCAGTCACTGAAAGAGCGGATGGAGAATACCTATGCTCAGAGTATCACTATCAATCAAAGCTTCTGGGCCGAGGCTGATATCGATACTAGGTTCAAGGCTGGAGATCAAACTCTTTGGAATGATATCTACGGAGATATGCCGTCTTTTCGTCGACGCATGTTCAATTTCAATAGAATAAGACGCGCTTGTAATATGATTACAGGTTATCAACGACGTAATCGCAAGTCTACGATTGTCACTCCCATTGAGAACTCCGATGAGAAGACCGCTGATCAGTTCACTAAGATCATGTTATGGGCGATGGAAAAAGACAATACCTTGGCAACCATTTCAGAAGGCTTTGATGGAGCTGTAACGGCCGGAATGAATCTACTTTCTGTTTGGATGGATTATCGCGATGATCCCATCAATGGAGACATCAAAGTCGATAATGTTTCGTATAACGGCTACCTAATTGACCCTTTCTTTAAGAAACAAGATTTATCCGACTGCAATTACATTTGGACCAGAAAATGGATGACTAAAGCTCAGGTTAGATCCCTTCTTCCCGACCGAAGAAACGACGTCGATAAACTTTCAGTTAATAGCAATAGAGACGGTAAGTTCCAATACATGCCTGAGTCCTATGGATATGGTGTAACCGATCTTCTTACCTACGATGAGTACTGGTATCGGGAATATAGGACTCAAAAGCTTCTAGTTGACGTGGTCACAGGCGAGACTATGGAGTGGAGAGGAGAAGATAAAGACTTAGATAGATTCTTACATACCTACAAAGAACTTACGGTGATAGATAATGAAGTTTCTACATGTAAGCTGGGCATTGTTGTCCAAGGCGAAGTCATGTATCATGGATTCAATCCGATGGGTTCTGACCTTTATCCATTTATACCCGTATTAGGTTATTACGAACCTCAACTAGCAGACTTCCCTTGGAGAATACAAGGTGTAGTTCGAGGACTTAGAGATGCTCAATATCTTTATAACAGACGTAAAGTTATTGAACTTGACATTCTAGAGTCCCAGGTAAATTCTGGATTTAAATATAAAGAGAATGCTCTAGTTAATCCATCTGATGTTTTCTTGCAAGGACAGGGAAAAGGAATCGCTCTTAAGCAAGAAGCTAACATGGCAGATGTAGAACCTATTCAAGCTCCAGCTATTCCTCAATCTATGATAGAGCTTTCTAAACTTCTTGGTGATGAGATCCAACAGATATCAGGAGTTAATGAAGAGCTTCTAGGATCAGCTGAAGATGATAAGTCTGGAGTTTTATCTATGCTTAGACAAGGGGCAGGTCTAACGACCCTTCAAGTATTATTTGATCAGTTAGACTATTCTCAAAAGCTACTTGGAAGAGTCTTTGTCTCTCTAATTCAATCCAACTTCTCTCCTGGAAAAATCCAAAGAATTATCAATGAAAAACCTTCCGAACAGTTTTATAATAAAGCTTTCGGTAAATACGACGCGTCGATTGAGGAAGGCCTTAATACGACTAACCAACGTCAAATGCAATTCAAACAACTTCTCGGTTTAAGAGAAATTGGAATCCCTGTACCAACAGACCTCTTAGTGCGTGCATCAACGATTCAAAACAAAGAAGAACTCGTGGAAGCGATCGGTGCGCAAGAAGAGAGCCAGAAGCAAATGCAAGAAATGCAAATGCAAGCTGCCATGCGTGAGCAGCAGGCTAAAACCAAAGACCTCGATGCACGAGCCGAGGCAAACGCTGGGCTAGGACTCGAACGTGCGTCCCGTGTTGTAGAAAACCGTGCACTAGCCGTAGAACGTCTTGCTGAGTCGGAAAAAGACAGAGATCTTGGTACGCTTCATAAGGTAAAAGCTATGAAGGAACTTGAGTCTATGGATCTAGATCAATTGGAACGTCTATTCCAGTTGACTGAACAGATGAAAGAACGAGAAAGTCTTTCTGAAGTTCAAGATAAAATGAGTGTACAAACCCCTAACATTGAAGAAATATCAGTTTCTGCTAAAGGAGAACCAAATGGTTAAAAAATACCATCAAGATGCTAAGGATCGTCATGACGAATCTGTAGGCATGAAAAGATACGAAAGATCAAGAGAGCATGGAACAGGCTTTTACGGCATGTTGTCAGAAGACCATTCTGCTCCAGCTAACCTTCCACAACACGTGGTTCATAAGTTCTATCCTAAGTGTGATGAATTCATGGGTTCTAAGCTAGATGACACAATCCGTGGTCTAGATGATACTCGTAGTGAAGACATTGATCTTATGGAAAAGCATGAATCAAAAGTTAAATATTAAGGGTTAATATGGCTATGCCAAGACCTCAAGGCAAGGCATTCGAAATCGCACAAGATACGGTTCCGGGCTTGCATCATACTAAAGACAAACCGAGCGCCTTGAAAAATACAGGCCAAGATGGTTCTATGTCTGAAGTTGAGATAAACCAAACAAATAATATTTCAAATAAGGAAAGTTAGTTATGAAAAGACAAGGTTTTAATGATAGACTCGACGATTCCTTGGGTGCTAGACATCCAGGACCCCATAAAGAATCGATGAAAGATCGTAGAGATGAGTCTAAAGGAATGGAAAAGAAAGCTACAGGTCACGCTTATGCCGGTGATAAAGCTATGGATAAGCAGTATGATAGTCATATGGCTCATGCTCACCATAAATATATGGCTGCTAAGCATCGCAAAAAAATGCACAAGAAGTAGTAATAGTAGGGGTTTCGGCCCCTATTTCATAAAGGATAAATATTATGCCCTTTAAATCAGAAGCTCAAAGAAAATATTTTAGAAGTCAGCTTCCCCATCTAGCAGATGAATGGGAATCACATACTCCTAAAAAGAAGTTACCAAAAAAAGTTAAGACTGGAGTCCAGAATGGCCTTAAAAAGAAAAGTCCCATCAAGAAAAAAGTCAGTAAAAAAGTCACCAAAAAAGCGTGCTGTAAAGGCTGCAAAGAAAATCATTCTTGCGAAGGGAATAAAAGTAAAGCGAGGAGTAGAGTCCAAGCTAGAAAAAAAACCCGGAGGAAGTAATGTTGGAGAATATAAAAAAGTTTCTAAGGGGAAGTTCTGTGGTCCTAGTGGCGGTTCTCCTAAGGCTAGCTATCCTGTTAATTCTGCGAAACGCTGTCGTGCCGCTTTAGCTTATGCTCACAATGCTCCTAATCCTTCAGGGATAAGATCGTGCGTCCGCCAAAAATGCAAGGGTAAGGTTAAAGAGTTTGAAAAGAAGAAGTGATAATCCAATGTCCCTCTAGTAAGATACAGACCAAAGACTCCACCTACCCTGAGGAAGGATATTCTACTCCCATTTGTTCTTTTTGTTCACAATCACGTACTCAGAAAGAAATCCTAGACTGGCAAGTATCCAATTTAGAGCAGATTCCTCCTGAGTTTTTTCCTGTTGTATTTAGACATTTCTATAGGTATCTTTGTAGTCAACTTAAAGATATAAGTAGTGGAGAATATGGTAGAGACAATAGGAAAAATAGCGACTGATCTGCAAGTCAAAGCTGATATGCAGACTGATTCTATAGAACTGCAAAGAGAAATGCTTGACGGCTCGAATTCTGAAAAGTCATTTGAAGATGAAGTAAGGTTTACCATTAATAGAGGTCTTAAAGACAGTGAAATTAATGGAGATTTCTTCGTCGTGGTATTGACCAAGAAAGAGCGTCTATTAAAAAACGTTCTTCGGAATTACTTCTTTTATAGACAATCGTGTCCTACTCCTGAATTTGATCAAACGGTTTACCATTATCACCGAAAAGTAGATGAGGCGGAAAATCTATGGACCGTTCCTAATAATGCAGCATGTCGTTTTCTTCCAGAGCTAAGTAAAGACTTGCCTGAAGATCAGATGAGACTTGTTTATATGGTAGAGGCCTTTAATAACGGAGACTTAGACAGACTATGTTCTAAGCTTAACCTTAAAAAAGAATCAAAGATTCTTATAACTCCCTAACTACTAATCTTCTACTTATTTCTACTGATTTAGTAATAACCGTATATTTATTAGTAGTTAAATATTTAATTATTTATACTTATGGAAGGTATTTTCGCATAGCCAGCGTCATGGTCATACCCACTCGACGTACCGCGTTAACGTCAAACGCAAAGGAGATATATGGACGAACCAACTTTGAACGTAGCTGAAGAAATTCAGCAAGAGGAAGCCGTTCAGCCTCAAACAGACCAAGAGTCTGAGTCTAATATTCCCGAAGGTTCATCTCAGGAAGAGAAGAGGGCTACATCGAAAGATGAGAACTTTATCAGACTAAGAGAAACCAAGGAGCAGCTTGAGAGAGAGAATAGAGAGCTTAAGCAATATTATCTGAAGATGCAAGCGAAGGAATCCCCTAAAGAAGAGGATGATTTCAACGTAGAAGATGATGATATAGTAGAAGGTCGAATTGTTAGAAAGCTTCATAATGAGATTAAGGAACTGAAGAAATTCAGAGATTCTTATAATCAAGAGAAGCAGGCTAGTATACCCGATCGTCTCAAATCTAAGTTTTCTGATTTCGAACAAGTTGTAACTCCTGAAAATGTAGAGAAATTAAAACAAACCGAGCCAGAGCTTTATGCTTCTATAACGGCTGGGGGAGATCTCTATAATAAAGGCGTTTCGGCTTACAAGACGTTGAGGGCGATTGGTATTGTGAAAGATGATCCATATGTATCAGAGAAAAAACAAGTGCAATCTAACACTGAAAAGCCTGTGTCATCACAAGCAATTCGGGGTCAGGGCGCCTTGTCCGACGCAAATATCTTTGCTCAGGGATTGACTCCGACTTTAAAGAAACAACTCCAAAAAGAAATGGAGGAGGCTTCTAAGGCTCGATAACTCGAGGTATTAGATGACTACAACAACATCCATCTTGTCCGCTCCGGTTCAGCAGAGTTTTTCTTACAAGCTTTTGTCTGTTCCAGTGCCGAACATGATTTATAATATACCTGCGATGTATAAGCAAATGCCCCGTAATGGTGGTACAACACTTAGAATGCGCAGATATGATCCTTTGGCAACAGCCACAGTTCCATTAGGGAACACAGGGGTAACACCTCCACCACAACAACTAACCGCGGTCAACATTGACGCGACGATTGATTTTTACGGGACATACATACTGCTAAATGAGCAAGTAACCCTTCAGAATCAAGACCCTGTTCTTAATGAAGCTGCTCAAAGATTGGGAATATCCCT